ATTGCCGGTTGATGCCTGTATACAGATAAAAGTTTCATTTCCACTAGTGACTATGTCATCAACGACATAAGCTGTGCCACCTGCGTATGCACCTCTGAATACTGGCTTTACTCTTCCTAAATTTATTGTTGCCATTATTTATTTTCTCCTTATTTATTGTTGTTGTTAGACTGTCACTAAAAGTTCACCATCTGAGTTAACTGAAAATGTAAGTCCTTTTTTAGCGAAGAAACTTTCATCATATAAATCTGATTGAGTTCCATCATTTGTTGCTGCTGAAATATTATCAGCACCATTGGTAAAGGTAAGTATCAAATCTTCTTTTTGACTACCTGTACCATTAGTTTTTTTAAAACCATAATAGTCTATTTTACCTAAAGCATCTTGTGCAGCAGACGAAATATCTACTAATTCAACTGTGCCATCAGCAATTAAAGTTGAATCAATGACTGTATCTGCGGGTCTTGGTCCTATAAAGGGCATTTATTATTCTCCTATTATGATTATGTTATTTCCATTATTGAAAGTGTAGCATCAATCTTTGCTGATGTTCCACAATCTATTTTTAGTACATCTGTATTTTGTAATACAACTTTATTACCACTTAATAATTCAAGTGAACTCCCTGTTGGGATTGGTACATCTTTTACTAAGAATACATTTTCATTAGTCTCAGTATCATTTGTATTACTTTCTAATTTAACAGAAGCTGTTACACTAGAAGTATGTACATTTGCTAATACTAAACCTAATATTACTGTGCCACCAGAAGCACCACATGTATAGATAGTATCTGGAGTACCACTTGAACTTGGCATTGCTGCATTACTTTTTACTTTAAATGTATTAGCCATATGTTTCCTCCTGTTGTTATCCTAAAGCTATTGCAAGAGCAGTTGGGTCATCTGTAACAAACCCCTGTCCTGTCATATATGTATTTAATTGTGATGCATTAATATATTTAGTAGTACCTGCATCATCTACTATTAATTTGTCTGTTGTTGCTAAAGTTATTCCTGTTCCATCTGTAGCACCATCTACTTGAACTGCTGCTGCTGAAACTTTATCTGCTGTTGTTATTGTTGATAATTTACTATCTCCAATACTTCCTGCTAACTTAGCTGCAGTTATTGAACCTGCTAATTGTGTATTTGTAATTGTTCCTGTTAATGAACTTGTTGGATAATTAGTTGCATCTGTTAAATCAAAAGCAGGGGTAGCATCTGATTGTCCTAAGTCTAAACTTATTCCACCAAAACTTACTGAATCATTTGCAAGTTTATTATTTGCAATTGAACCTGCTAACATTGCATTATCAACTGCACCTGCTGCAATAGTTGCAACACCAGTATCAGCAATAGTTATATCTCCAGATACAACATTATCTATCCATTTAGATGTTCCTGTATCATAAAATAATAATGCACCATCAGCAGCACTAGTAATGTTCGTATCAGTTAATTCTGATAGTTCATTAGCAGTTGCTACTTGAGTTGCTACATATGCTTTGATTGATTGTTGTGTTGCTAGTTTAGTAGCTGAGTCGGAAGCAAAGTCGTCTTCGTCTAGTATTGCTGACCCAGATACTCCTGTATTGATAACAGGACTTGTGAGAGTTTTGTTTGATAAAGCTTGTGATGTTGTTAAATCAACAGTTGTTCCAGTATCTATATTAAGAGTTGCTGAACCAGAAATTGCTCCTCCAGATAAACCTGTACCTGCTACAACTGCAGTTATATCTCCAGTTGGTACTGTTGCTACTTGAGTATCTACATAAGATTTAATTGCTTTTGCAGAAGCTAAAGTATCATCACTTCCAGATACACTTGCTAGTGCAGTATCTAATACACCAGAAGCTAAATCTGCTACTTCAATATTTGTAATACTGTTTCCAGTACCATTTGCATCTATTGTTTTATTTGTTAAAGTTTTTGTATTTGAATCTGTAAGTACACTTGCATCTGCATTAACAGTAATTGTAGTTCCAGAACCTGCAGTACTTATAAGTGTTCCACCTGCAATAGTTAAACTTTCACTATCTAAGTCAACATCTAATGCACCACCACTATCACCTTGAAAATCTAAATCTTGTTGATTAAGTGTAGTAGTAACTGCATCTACATAAGCTTTAATACTTTGTTGTGTTGCTAAAGCAGTTGCTGAATTTGTTGCAAAGTTATCTTCATCTAATATTGTAGAAACTGTTGCACCACTTCCTACTTTTAAAGTACCAGATATATCTGTATTTGCATTAACATCAAATGTTGTTGTTGCTACAACTATATCTGTATCTGCTGCAATATTTAATCTACCATCTGTTGATGAATTAATTGATATTGCTGAATCTCTAAATAAAATTTTCTCATCTGTACTTAATAAAATATCATCTGAGAATTGGAAGTAATCTTCATCTTCCATCCATGAAAGAACACCATCATTACTTGTTGCATCAAATGTTACTACAACATCTGCATTAACATTAGTACCAAAGGTAATAGCATTACTAAATAATTTTGATATTGGTCCACCATCACCGGCAGTTGAACCATCATGTGTATGTCCAGACGATACATTAAATGCTGCTGCTAGTTGGTCATACTCATTATTTAACAAAGATGCAAATATAGTATCACCATCTGTGAATGTACTCTGTCTAGTATATACTGCCATTTATTAAGTCCTTCCTGCGGGAATGAAATCTACATAAAATCCAGATACAGTATAAGGAAAAGCTGTACCTGTACTTCTAACTCTAAAGTTATTAGTAAATCCACTACCAGTTAGTGTTGTTTTTTGTTGTGGAAATAATGTTCCACCAAAAATTGTTGTTCCAAATGTTGACCCACTTCCAAACTTAGCAGGAGTTTGTAATGCTCCTAATGCTATTTCTGCGGGTTGTGTTACCTCATTACTTTCAAAATCATAACGAGTTTGTAATTTTAAATTATCGTTTGTTCCTTCTGAACGAATACTTGTTTTAATATAGTATAAAGTTTTTCTAATACCTGCATCACCATAATCCATATCTGGTGTTTTATATTGTGCAACAATATTAGAACCATCAAAGCTATTTCCACTATCGTGTTTAAATACATAACCACTTTCATCTGAATGAAAAAGAACTTCACTTCCATCTTCTGCTGTACCAGAGTGTGTTACTTTAGCAGCTATGCCTTTTGTTTGACTCCACTCATATACTCCTGCACCTGTAGAAGATATTTTAAATGTTCCTATAACACCACCTTGAATATTATTAGATGTTCCAGATTTAAAATAAAATAATCTATATTGACTTTTTTCTCTAATCACCATACTAGCAAATCTAATTGATGATAAGAAAGGCATTACTTCATCTCTGAATAATGGCATTATCTTTCTACTAATAGAACTTAATTCTATATCGTCAATTCTAGCTGTTCCTGCAATAGTTCTTAAACCATCTGGTGCTAAAAAAATTAAATCTCCACCTATCTCTTGAACTGTATTACCACTTACGCATCCAATGTTTTTTGTTACACCCGATACTGTAGGAGTACTATCTAATCCAGATATTTGAAATATACTTGTTTCACAAAAAACAATAAGTTTATTTCTAAAAGGTTTTATTGTTTTTACTTTATCACCAACATCTATTGTTCCTGCTGATGAACCTGTAAAGTCTTCTGGTTTTAATCTTGTACTATAACTTACTACTTGTGGATTATCTGCATCTCCTGCAACAATTAATCTTTCACCAAAGATTGTAGCAAACTTAGATTTTTCTGGAGCAGACCTTCCTACCTCTTTAAAAAAATAAGTATGTGTTCCACTAGCTATATCTATTTTTAAATATGCAGGTTGATTGTTTCCATCTACTATAAATAATTCACCATATTGTGATTCACCTTCATACAAAGCAAATTTACAATCTGATTGACTTACTCTTGCTATTGTTGAACCACTTGATAATTGTGATGCAGTTGCTCCATTTTTCTTAATAGATTGACTTGAAGCTGTTGCTATAAAATTACCATCAACTGTCATTGATGTATTATTTGTAATAGACAATACATTAAATATTTCATTATTAATTTTAATGTCATCACCTACTGCAAACTCTGAAGTAAAACTTGTTCCACTTCCTGTTACAGTTGCTGCACCTGCTGATACTGCTACTGTTCCTGTCTTAGTTATATAAGTATCTTTATTTACTTGTGTCCAAGTATTTCCATTTGGACTATAATAAATATTTGAACCTTGACAAGCTACTACTCCTTTTGCGTAACTATGAATACCTTCTATGTTTGAACTAGTTGTATCTGGAGTGTTAGTTCCATATTTAGAAAAACCATTTATTCTTCTATATCCTCCATGGATTGAAGATTCATAGTTTTCTAAAGTTGTTGCGACACCCGGAGTTCTAAATAGTGTGTGTGTTGTTCCTACTAAGTCTAATCCGCCTTCGCATGTTACTGATACACCTTGTTCTGCCATTTAACAATTCCATGCTCTTAATGCTTTATTAATTCTACTGTTAGGGTCTCGTGCTGTTTTAGCAGAAGTTAATTTTTTCTTCATGCCTTTCATTCTTGCACAAAAACTAGCCCTTCTTTTATTACCAACTTTTTTACTTGGTGCTTTTAAATTTCCGCCAGTTGCTCGGTTGTAAGATGCACGACCTTTTGCATTTAATCCACCTTTAGGATTCTTACCTTCTTTTCTTTGCCAAGCTGCTGTCTTTGCCATTATATAATATGTGTTCTATCGTCAGTCATTCTATCTGGAAAAGGTTCAATCAATTGTTCTCTCATTGTTCTTAAACCTTTTTTATATTCTGCATCAGCTAGTTGTGATTGACTTATGTTATCTTTAAATTGATGTACATAGTATCTTGCTCTTGCAAGTAATACTGTAGTATATTGTTGAGGGAATACTACTGTATCTCCATGATTAGTTAATTCACTTGGTTGTGAATATGCAAAGAAATAAATTTTGTATTTACCATTAGGTATTGGTGATAAACCAAACTTATCATTCTTTGGACTTCTAATAATTCTTTGTGGAATTCCATATGTTTGAGTATCACTTTTATCTACTGCTTCTGATACTGCGTAATGTTTATTCCAAAACTCTACTGTGATAGGTCTTAAATTTCTAATTTCAAATGGTGCTGTTTTTCCAGTTACACCTTCTTCTGTAAGTAAAACATTTTCATAATCTATAAAGCCATAGTCATTTGTAATGTTACTTGAACTTGCGTTAAATTTGTACCACCTAGTTCCAGATACAGTTTCAACTGCAACATTTCCATAATAGTCATTACTTGGGTCACCAACTGCTAAGAAACTCCATTTATCTTCTGCATTACAAATATCAAAGTATGCTCTATTGATTGCATCTTTTAAATATTTTTGTATTCCTTTTGCATTTGCAAACGAAACACTTGACAGTTCTACTTCATTTAATTCTCTTACAAGAGTATTTGTTAAATCTAAAAATGTTCTGAAGGGTGCTGCCATTTAATTCTGTTCCTGTTAATATTATAAAAGAGAGGGCGAGATTAATCGCCCCCTCAATATTAAGATTAGTCTATAGTGTAGATTGCTTTAACTAAAGCATCTGGTCTAAGAACTTGTCTTCCATATACATGAAGACCTCTTACGATATCACCGAAAGTGTCGGTGTCTCTTAAAGTCTCAATGTTTAAGATTGACTGTGCAGTCGCTGTAGATGAGATATGTCCCGCCATACATTGACCTGTAGCATTAGTAGTTGCAGGTATGTTAGAAGATTTATACATTTGGAATCCTCTAATTGAACCAGACGCAACTAAACCATTTCTTACACCGCCATCACCTTGATTGAAATCAGATGACATTAGTTTAGAATCAGTACTTGCTAGTTCTTCATAGAACTCTGGTTTTGCAACAAACCATCTTTGGTCTTCTGGTACTTGCGAGTCATCAAGAAGTCTAGCCATTCTAGCCATGATAGCTAAAGGGCTAAGTTCTGAACCGCCATTACCCATGTCAAGAGGGTTAGCTTGTTGGAATGTAGTTGAAGCTGAACCACTTCCATCACCACCAAGGATATGGTCTGGTGAAGAAGATACACCTGCGAACATTGCAGTTAATACTTCTGCATCCATTGTGTTCTTAAGTGTGTAAGCTGCACTTGATGCACCAACTGATGCAAAGTTGATATGAGAAAGTTTTTCCTCGATATCGTCAACTATAAACTTAAAGCTATTTGCTTTGTCAATTACAAGAGTAAGTTCTTGGTCAGTTAAATACTGCTTAGTAGTACTTGCTGCTCTTGTATAAGCCGCAACTGTGATTTCTGGTTCTTTGATGATTTTTACTGTATCACCGAAAGCCGCAATCTCACCTGCGTAGTCTGTGTTTGTTATTGCTTCGATTACAGAAGACTTTCTAAAGAAGTTTTGAATCTTCTTCGAAAATATTTCTGGTACGAAGAACTCATTTGTTTGTCCGGATGTTCCTGCGTTAAAGTTGTTATTCGCAGCACCACCGGCATTTTGAAATACCGCCATGATATTCCCCTTTCCTGTGTTGTTTAAGTTAAGTGATTAACAATGTGCGGTCTTTAATTTAGTAAGTCGGATTACCAGAACCTCTGCTTGGTCTGTTACCCATGTCATTAATGACACGACCTTCTGACATAGCATCAGTTATTGATTTTTCGTTCTTATCAAATTCTGACTGCGACATTGCCGCTATTTGAGAACGAGTCCAAATCTTTTTAGAACCATAGCCGATTTCTTTGCTGTTTTTAACTTTCACCATTTCTGATGCAGCAACTAAGTCGCCAGATAATTCTGGTTTAGATTTTGACTTGCCGGTATCCTGTTTGAATAAGTCTATTGCTCTTGAAGCAAGTTCCGCATTTGTTGCGTTTCCATAAACCCATCCCTTAATCGCTTCTGGTTGACCTTCTGCCCAGTTATGAAAATCATCTGACTCACGAATTGCTTCAAAGTCTGGATGTAATCTCGCTAACCTAGCTTCTGCTTTTTCTTTGTTAACAGTTTGATTTAATTCCTTAAGACCTTTAATCTCTTGTTTTAAATCTTCTGTTTCCTTAGAACTTCTAAGATGTGCGACTGTCTCTACAACACCATAAACATCTGGGTATTCTTTCTTAAAAGCTTCGATTTCCTCGGCACTCTTAGGTGCTTTGTACTTAGGTCTATTAGTTCTAATCTCTGCTAATAGTTCCTCTTCTCTTGACTTAAAAGAATTAACCCGACCATCATAATGTTTTTTGAGGTCGTCATATCTTTTTTTGTAGTCAACCTTTTGATAAGGTTTGTCAGCTTGTTCTTCCGGAGTATCTTCCTCTGGTTCTTGTGACCTCATTGTGTCAACAACAACTTTTGGTTGGTCCTTCTTAACCGCCATTGTATTAGCATCTGCAAAAGATTCTTTTGCGTTTGCTTCTACTTGTTCATAATCAATATAATCCTTTTTAGCATTATATGGATTTGCTTCTGTTTCTTTACTCTGCTGAGTAGCTTTACTTTTCAGTAAAGTGTCTGCATTACTTTCAACCATTTTTAATCACCTTTCTTGTGTTGGGGTTTTGCGTTTTGCAAAAGTAGCCGATATAGAGTGCCTAGGTGATTGCCCGGGTAGCTCTATATATTATACTTATTGGCAGATAATAATCCACCATTCGCCATCATGGGTTGTCCAGATTCCATTTGAGAATCTTGAACTGCCATACTGTTATCATACTCTGCTTCTGCTGATTTCATCATCTTTCGTAGTTTGTCCACACCAAGTTGCTTTGTAGCTTTTGCTGTAAATACAAACTCACCATCTGATAACATTGCAGGTATAGAGTCTGAAGTTCCTGTTCCCGGTCCATCTACTTCGCCTTCACCGGTAAATTCTTTTGTAGTTAGTTTGACAATAACACCCATAATATCTGGATGCATTTCAATAACTTCTTCTAATAATTGTTCTTCTTCTGAATCTAAAACAGATGTATCAACTTGTGCTTCTACATTCATTTCAGTTTCTTCGCCTTGTGGCATTGCTTCTTCCATTTGCATTTCCATAGAAGTTTCTACTTCTGGGTCTAGTTCTGGAATTTTTATTTCTCCACCTTCAGCTTTTTTATTTTGTAATCTTGTCCATTCTTGTGAAAATAAACTATATTCTTGTGCAGATAAATCTGTTACTTGTTTATCATATGTTGAACTTAACCATGATTGAAAAGGAGTATCACCTTTTGCCATTTTAAGAACTGGTCCACCATATGCATAAGCTTGATAACCTACATCTTCTACTTTACCAAGTCTAGGGTCACCACCCATTAAACCACCTGTTGCAGCTTTTTTAACATTTGCTTTTCTCATAAT